GGCTTCAAACAGCTCGCGGGTACGTCCTAGACATGAAGGACAAGTTAGAAGACTAGGTAACACGGCCACCCCACGTTTTTATTTTTGGCGATTTATCAATGGCGGGGTGGTTTTTTAAAGCTTGGGAGAGGAGCTTAAAACCTTGATGACAGCACGGAAAGACGGCATATTTTACTCCCACAAACAGGAAACAAAATGTCCAAGATTTTAATTGGGTCAAACCCCAAGAATCCACAAATAGTTGGCAGCTATGAAACAGAAGCTACTAATGAAGAGAAAGCAACGCAACTCCCCATGCCATCAGGATACAGAATCCTATGCGCAATCCCAGAAGCAGATAAAGAATATGAAGGTGGTATCGCAAAAGCCGCAATAACAGCTCTAGTAATAGTACCAGACGCAATTACAACAGGGTCACCATAACCGATATTAGTATTGTATCCGTATTGAATAGGGATGTTACGAGTAGAGCCTGCAAAAACTTGACCCCCGATTAAATTTACAGGTTTTAACCCGTAAGGGGCTTGTACTGTAGGATAAGCCATTTTAACTCCTAAAATAATTAATTAAGTACGTTTGCCAAAGGTCACCTTCGAGCTTCTATCTTTAAATATCGGCATACGTGGATCACTTTGACGCATTAAATTATTATCTACAGCTTCCGCCTGTTGGTTTGTCATATTTGCATAGTATTCTGTGCGTTGTTCAACAAACTCAGTTGGAGTCTTACAGAGTAATAATCCGCCTATTTCAATGTTGTCTTTAAAACGACTATTGGGGTCGGCTAACAGTCTAAATTTAGGTTGTTCGCTCAACGCTACGGCTTCCCACCCTTCTCTGAGTTTGGCAGCTAAGTTACTTGGGTCAGCATTGTTAAGTGTTGAAATACGAATCCATCTATATGAAAACCCAGCCTCTTTGTCAGGCTCAGGGAGCAACTCTGGTGGCATCCACTGCTTAGGACGTTCTGAGATTGCACGGGTTTCGATTTCACGAGTTGTTCTTGCATTATTATCTGCCATTTTGGTTCTCCAAGGCTAAAGCTGCTTTCGCATATTGTTCAGGGGTTAAGCCAAATTTCTTTGCTAAGTTGACCTGGCTCTGAGTTAACTTTATCTTTGTTGCTGATGTACTTCTCGTAGCGGGTGCAACGACATTTGATGGTCTGCCCCTACTCGATTTTCTATCGTCTGAGTCTCCAAATTGTTCGGGAAATCGTCTGCGTATCGTTTTGTCCAATACGTTGTAATATTCTTTAGAGCCTACTGGTACGCCTTCGTCTACAAGTTTTGCATGAAGTCCAAGAGCTGCGCTGGTCATTTCTTTGTCTTTACCAAACCACTCATTTCTTTCTTGCCAGTCCAAAGCCTTTTCGTCAGGCCGTGGAACTTGTGGCTCCGCAGGGCGTTGTAGCCTTTCTTGCGCTTGTTGTACCTCATAATCAGGTGTTTGTAAAGCCCCTGCTCGCATATTATGTGCTTGAGCCAGTTTTAGAGTGGCTAGTTGCATCTTCTCTTGAGCTTCCATGTTCTCATCAGCTTGTGTTTCTGCTGGTTCAACATAGCCCATCATTGATGCTAGAATCTCTGCATCTTCTCCGTAAAGATAAAAGAACTTCTCTAGGAAGTCCGGCAGTTCCATCGTTACTTTGACTTGCTGCATCTTTTGGAGAGTAGCTTCAGAGAATTTACTGGATTTATTGGATTTTAAAATTAGTGAATAATTGTGGTTGTTAGCCCCTCCACCCTGTTGTTTGCTGACGAGTGCAACGTGTGCTCCCTCGTGCTCGAACGAAATGTCAGTGAGCTTGCGTTTAGCGCGTGTAGTCATGTGTTCCTTTACTCTAATTCCTGTACTCGTGCTAATGCACCAATACTCAAGGAGCAGATGTCTCCTGATTTAATCAATGCCCATAGATCATCATCCAGAGCCTGTACAGTAGCTAACCATGTACCCTTCTTAACGAAGCGATCCTCAATGAAGAACTCAACTGGAGCAACGAAGCTCTCAGCCAGAAAAAATGACTCTGTTTTACTTACGTGAAATAGATTAGCTTCTCTGCTGTATTTATTGTAGTTATAACAAGCCTTACGTATTTCTTCCTCTGATGTAACATCCCCATGAGCATCAATCTCATCTGGAACCATTACAACAAACATTGCTTGTTTTAACTCTTCATTAAGTGCTTTAGTAACTGGTACTACTTTTGATTTTGTATCTTTAGTATCCACTGTACTCCTTATATTCTGTAGGAAGTTACGCAGGAGTAATCCCACGTAATCCAATTAGCTAATATGATAGCATTGTGCTGGGTTTATGTCAAGTGAATGAAATGAGCTAGCAAGTAAGCAACATGCGGTATACGCAGGCTCAACTTAATGAAGCCTGCGTATGCGTTTACTTCAACGCTAAGAACTTACTAACGGTCAATACCTTCTGCATTAACCATTTACCAATAGAATTCTCTACTGTTAGCTCACTTGTTGGTTTACTCCACACTGCAGTCGCAATCTCTTCCTTGGTTGCACTCTTAGTAACTAGCTCACTTACCCAAGCGTATAACTGCTGCATCTCTGCATTAGTCAACGGTACATCTATAACCTCTCCTTGAATCTGATAAGAACAAGAAGTATTATTCGCTGTAGTCGCTTGGATAATGTACGATCCACCTGAGCTAGAAGATACGTTATTAGCAGCCAATATATCGTACATTAACCCTTGGTCTTTACTCAAGGCTGCACGAATGGTATAGCTCAGAGTTCCCTCGGAATTAATCTCTGCTCTTACCGTATAGTCCAACTGTGATTCACTGCTGAGGCTACCTCGTACAATATACGAACCCTCTGTGGAGTTCTCTGCGCTTGCACGTACAGTGTATATACCGTTAGTCTCTTGATGTGAACTAGAGCGTACTAAGTAATTCTCTTGCTGATCCTGTTGGATTAACGCAGAGATAACGTAGTTCAGATTAGCGTTATTACCTACGGTATTCGCACTGAGGATATTGTACGTTCCGCCTTGGTCATTGAACTGTGCAGAACGAATGACGTAATCTACCAGCTGCTCGCGGTAAGTACTCTCGGATATGAAGTACGTTGAACCTTGATCTTTGGACAGAGCAGACCGTACGTTGTACGTAGAGCCTTGTGTATTGCTCAAGGATGCTAGTACGTTGTATTCTTCGTTCTGACTCTGTGTAACAGCACCTAGGACATTGTAGGTTTCATTCTGAGTTGCACTCAGTGCTGAACGTACATCATAACTCTCGGGTTGCTCTTGAGCTACCGCTGAGTTAATAACGTAAGAGGTTGAACTTGAATTAACAGTAGCTTCATTCACATAGTAACTTGAGTTAATATCTGAGTTCACTAAGCCAAGGATACTGTACATTCCTCCTTGTGATTGGAAGGTTATAGCTTGTAGTACGTAGTTCAGGGAAGCGTCAGATTGTACTTGTGTTACACCCCCCGCAGAAACGTAGTCGTCAACCCAGATGCGGACGATCTCGGGCTCGAAGATTTGCCACGGGTTTTGTGACATTGATTGTGCATCGGCGTCTGACAATGCCAGCGTGTACAACCCGCCGAAGTTGGTGTCACGCTGAGAACCCCCGTTAGAACTACCCAAGCTAAACGGGAAATTTCCGAAGCCTGACGTATTGCTCGCAGAGCCTAGATAAGCCCCGTTCATCCAAAAATGACTGACGCCGGATCGCCTTACTATCACAGTCGTTTCAAAACGTCCGGCCACGTGACCCGCAACAGGGGCCACCGATAAAGTTCCACCAAAAACGCTAAGAGCAGAAAGACTACCGGCCCTATCCCCTACAAAAACATTTCCGGCAACGCTACTTTGACCACCTATCTGACAAAAATACTGCGTGGTGCTGTTCGACCTGTTTACACCACCAAATACGAACGTAGCATCACCTGTACCTATGCCACCCTGCCCTTCGCTGCTACTACCTACCCAAACGACTGTCAGGTTTTTAGCAACGGATTTACCACACCCATTGGTGCTCAAACCCGGAACCGAGGATGAATAAGTGATCTTTGGGTTAGCCGAATCTGCTAAGAAACCTTGTGATGCGTAAGCCGCATTGCCGAATCTGACTAATCCTTTCGCAATCACATTCGACCAGTCAATCCCAACAGCATCCTGCGGCTGAGTCGTCCGCGTAACCCTACGCTCAACCCACGCCATCTTACACGCTCACTGCGTTAGTTGTTTCACTCAGGAATGCTTCGCACGTTACAGCATTAGTTGTATTACCCGTTACCTCTACTTCAAGGTGCATTACATCTGCAGGTACACGGTAGCTCCATTCGTTCGTCGTACCAGATACTACACCAGTACCTAAGACGTACACAGTCTTCCAGACCGCACCTGCACTGCCCGCTTCAGGTGTTTCGCCACCGTTGTGCGCGATCAAGATACGTACTTCTGCCTGTACACCTAAAGTTCCAGCGTTATTAGTCTTCATTGTCAATAGACCACCTTGCGCTGTACGAAGGTCAACAGTACCACGAGTAGTAGCACCAGCAGCATTAGACGTACCAGCAGCGATTACTGTACGCGGAGTCTTTGTCAGTGTAGTAGTTGTCATTAGTTAATCCATTCGCCTGTTGTTGTTTTTAGTTGTACTTCCACTTGACCTTGAGTTACTTCGTCAGCTACCTCGCCAAGTGCTTTTAATTTCTGTGCTTCTTCTGCAGTAAGTACAGCAGGTACTAAAGCATCAATACCCATCCGAGATACTACCAATGAAACATCGAAAGATTCATTCTGGATTACTTTCTTTACGTGCCTATAATCAGGTACTGAATCAATCACATCAAGGAAGTTATTTCCAGAAACAAACCCAAGCACACCGAGGATAGTTCCAGCGCCAATTGATGTCTTTACTTTCGTTGTTCGACCTTCGTTTACCTTAGCGGTAATCAATTCAAGATCACGAGAAGCAATCATTTCAGAAGAGCACTTAGCTCTGATCTCTTCAATTAAAGTCATAGTGCCCTTTCAATTTAAGGATTAGTATCACCCTGCACACGCAGAGTAAATGTTTCTGTTGCTAGTCCAGTAGCAGCAGGAATAGTCCTACGTAACCATACTGCTTTGTGCTGACCTGCAGGTAGGTCACCAATCAATAGGCCAGTGCTAAAATCTGTAGGTACTGTACTGAACGTAACACCAACCGGCGCTGTCTGCTCGTCAACAACTGCTGTCTCTGTGGAGTTAATACCAGCAACGCCAAGGCCGATAGCAATGTGTGAACCAACTGTGTTTAGCTGGAGCCAAATCTTACTGCCAATAAGTGCAAGAGTGGCGTTAGCGTTATGCACGTAGATACAGCGGTACTCAATGTCACCAGCAGTAGCTTCTGCACTTGTTACGGTATCTAGCAGATCAGTACCCATAGCAACTGAGGATTTAACACCTCCTAGGCTAATTAGTGGGTTTGCGTTAGATGCACCACCAGATAGGCGGTATTGAATTTCTGAAGCGATAATAGCCATTGTTATTCCTTATTAATTAATCTACACCGAATAGCTATATGCTAATCTGTTATTCCACACGAAAGAGAAAGCATTACTCGCGTTAGCGAATGTAATGTCAATATCTTCATTATTCTGTTGTATGCGTTTAATACGCCATAGTGATTGACTAGCAGTAGTACCGGGGAGTGCTTCACCGATGTACATAGTGCTTTCGTTAACCTCGTCGATTAGCTTAGTGTATTCTATTTGCTGTATCTGCATATCTTGCCATTCGTAGTCATAAGCATTTGAGCTTAGTTTCACTAGTACCTGATCTTGAGTACCACCAAGTAAAGCGTCAGTAGCATCCGTAATTGACTGTGGTATATCTGTAGGTGCTCCGAAGTCAATATTGATCTGAGCCTCAGCAGGCACTACAGTAATATCAGCAGGTACATCTTCAGCTACAGCAACAGAGATTGGCTCAGGTACAACGACAGGTACTACAATGGAGTTCTGTTGGTTTACCTGAAGTACTATAGCTGGAACACTGGGTTGAAGCTGAATAGTAATGCTCATGGTCTATCGCGTTACTTCAGGTGATACTAGGACGTAACCCATCAATAACCGGATTGGTTTAAGAGTAGTATCTACTAGCTCAATATCGTAAACGGACTTTGAGTACAGGAGTGATTGCGTCTGTAGTTCAGTGAACTTAATGGTCAATGACCCTAGAACTGGATCGAGTACAAGCCCTGTATTAGCTGAGGTTAGTTCAACGAGGACTTCGCTAGAGGATACGTAAGGACGTACTTGCATACGTGCGGAGTAGCCTGTTAGATTCAAGATAGCACCTTGAGCATCCTTCAAGAATAGTACACGTTCGTAAGGTACACCTTGTTCAATATCTAAATCATAATTAGCTGCTGGCATAGTATCCTTACGTTATTCGTATTGTGTATTTGTAGCGTTCACTATAACATTCTGGTATAACCAAGTCAAGTGAGTGAAGGTTAGCTGATATTAACTTGAGCTACAGTCAAAGTAGCACTTGGTGTACTAGGACAAAATAGTGTACTTGGTGGTGCTACAAGAGTAATAGTTGTGCTGTCTACAGCCCACATTAACTCAAAGTAGTCACCAGCGTTCATTGACTCTTGGAAACTCCAGCTAGGTACTAACAAAGTAGCAGAACCTTGAATACTTAGTTTATTAGCTGAGGCGGATACATCTACACCATTGACTCTAGCCCATAACCAAATATTCTGAGCATTGGAATTACTTTTTGCTATCTGCAGGTTGAACTGAAATTCGTATAGACCTGCTCTTGATGTAGTAATTCTTGATTGATTAACGACAGAAATACCATATGCTTCTTTAACTGAGTTAACCTTAACAGCAGTGGGTGTTTCAATAGAAATCTGTACTTGCTCAGTGGTATCATAAAATGAACCATAGTCTAATCTAGGTACTGGTGTGGGCTTAACGAAAATAGTACCATTTGTTGAATCTACAATACCGGCTAGAGCAATTGGAATGCTCTCAAAAGGTGGCATTGGTTTTACGTTCGTCAATCTACCAGCAACTGTAGGAGATACATACAGAATATCCCCAGAGTTCCAAGTCTCACCATAGGATGCACCTGTAGTATTAACAGTCCGTACTAAACCATAACTCGTAATGAATCCTAAAGCACCATTGGGTACATCCTCTGTAGTAATTCCAAGTACTCTAAAACTATCAAATGAGGGGTCTGCTGTCGCTAGACCAAAGGTGATCCTTGATGTACCTACGTCACCACCTGTCGCATAAACAGCAGACCCTTCTGGGATAGTAAATCCAGTGTTGTTGAGCACAGGTGGACAGTACATTTCCATACCGACTTGTAGAGTAGCGTTGTTACCCATTCGTAGATCGAGCGTACCCTCTACGGAGTTCCATCGGAGCATTCCGGGTAGGAAATCTTCGTTTGGTACGTTCGCTTCAGTATTGAACTTAATCCAATCAAAGAATGGTGTAGTAGCTACAGTAACGTACTGCTCGATGTACTCCTTTAGGACTTGCTCGTTGGTCCTGATGGTGTCCCCGTTATCGAACCTAAGAATTAATGCACCCTTGGTATCGAAGTTAGCACCAATTAGGTTACGTCCTTGGCTCATAGAAGCCTTTAGAACGTCCTCAGTTGCGTCAAATGACTCTGGTGTATGAATGGTACTACTGAACCAGTTAGAAGAGCTTACAGACCGTTCTGGTGCGTTCTGCTGAGGTTCCTGTGGTTCAACCAATGGTGTATTCCGGGCACTATCCACAATATCAAGGATAACCTGTAGATGTTTAGGAAGTTTAGCCTTCTGTACAGTCTTGGCACTCTTAGCTGCAACCAACCCAGCAACAATAGCATCCTTCTCGGATTCGCCTTTGAGTAATGCAGCGTTGGCTACTTTAGAAAATGCTTTACGTTCTTCTAGTGAAGCATCCTTCAGTGCTGGTAAAGTTTGATCTTTCAGGATTCCCCAAGGCATAGATGCTCCTATTATAATTGTTTCGTTAATTGCTTCAGGATTAATTCCTCGTTGACCTTTGGTAGATACACAAGCCAACGTCCGTACTTATCAGTAGCTCTACCCTTGATGCTCTGGATTTGAACCTCAGTACCGACTGGATATACACCCGCAGAACAACTCTGTGCTTCTCTGTAGTTAATCTCTCCGCGTTCTGGTGTATCTATATCCAGAAGACGAAAGCGGATTTTACTCATTACGTTAAACCCAAGATCAACTATAGCATCGAATGTGTCACCGTCAATCCAACGAGTAATGATTATTTTGTAGTTATAAAGTGTCATAGAATGTGGCACGCGACGTAAAGGCTCACGATAAGTCACCATGAGATGTATCAGCGTCACCCTTGATTACTGCACCTTCAAATACAGGCGCTGGTTTAGTCTTCTTGTGACCTGCGGGTGGTTTGTAGCTTTCTACTTGGATTTCACCCGTTAGTGGATTTAGTCTCCCCAGAAGACAATGGAAGAAACCCCATGCGATTCTGGACCTACGGAAGATGAGATATGTTTCTTCTCCGGGTTTAGCTCTTTGTAAGAACTTAGGTAAAGCCCAGAATACGCAATTAGATTTCATTTTCAGCCTGTGTTTTCTAAGTTGTTAGATGAAGTATCTTCGCCAGATACAGAATTACTCGTACCTTCGCCCATTGTAGCTAAACCATCTCCACTGCGTGAAGTATTACCTGTGAGTTTATCCTCTTGTACGGGCATATCATCAGGAAGTGGGTCAACCCCGATACTCATACGCACTACGTTCATTACTTCGCGGTCACGTTCTAGCATACCTGTGGAACTATATCTCTGTATTGATTTGCTTAAACTTTCCAGATCGGTATTATCTACACCATCAAAATCAAACGAGCCTAGCCTTGCTGTATTCCAACCGTTCAGTTCAAAAGTCTGCACGAGCAAATCATTGTTGAGAACATCCTTAATATTCTTCAGCATTGATTCCGCAGCAGCACCAGTCATTGAATTCTTGATTACACCAAGGTTAAAGCTACCACCTTCGGATGAACCAAAGATAAGTACTTCAGCGAATAAAGCAACGTAGATCGCTCGTTTGTAATAGTCCTTAATCTTGTCTGAATCGAAGGATTTCTTTCCGCCTTCATTGGAGAGTAGCTTCAGGTCAAATAGTGGTTGCTTTGTCTCAGGATCGAATGCTTGAGGCAGGATGACACCGGACTGTTGATTCTGCTGTAGGTTCCGAATTACATTCTTATAATATTCATACACGGATTTTTGTGAGGTACTAGCATCGTCTGACATGTACTGTGGTGGTATCTTGAGCACAGGTAAACCCGCCAAGTCCTTAGAGAACCCAACGACTTCCATCTCTTCAATCGCAGTCAAGTACTTCCAAGAACTATAGGCATCACGTAGATGACTTACACCAAACGGATTACCCTTGTGTTTACCAGTACGGAACAGCAAGAACTTACTCCGAGGTAGTACAACCTCTTGTGAACTGCGCGTTGTATACCTACCGTAGCTGTCGTTGATCGCTGATAGATTCTGCTTTACACCAAGTACATCCGATCCATCATCTGAGAAAATGAACTTCTCAATAGTCTCTTGGTTGCGAATCGCTAGTTTCTTCCAGCCAATAATACCATCATCATAACGAGAGCCATTACTCTTGTATCTGCGGCGGTATACCTTCTCGTGAATACTGAAGCCATATACCATCATTGATAGAATGTCATTAATGAATTCACGCCAAGTACTGCCGTCTAGATCCTTCATCATTTCATTGATGATTTTGGCTTGGTTGATTTCTTCTGGTGTAGCATTCTGTGGTGGTACATAGCTCCATTCGACTTTACCAATGATATTTTCGTACAGTGTCAATGAAGAATTCACTGAGGGGCTGTACGTCATCTGTTTGTAGATTTTAATATTGTTAGGCCAGTTAAGTTCTCTTTTTAACTCTTCGTTAGAAATCCCATTGAACATATTAAGTCCAAGGTATCCCAACTCACCCAATCGAAAACGGTCAGGAGTATCTTGTGTTGCTTTTGTAATAGTTTCTTTTGTTTTACGTGCAGTCATTAATTAGGCACTCCTTGTGTTTATCTTGTGTTCTACTGAAATTCACCTTGGATGATTCTTGGCGCGTCACCAATGGGTAAATCAGGTTGGGAGAATCCGAGGTTGGAATAGTTGTTGGACTGGTGTAGGTCCGGGAGGGTGAATTGGGGTAGCTCATTGGATTTATTCAAGTACCAGAAAGCTGATACTGCAGCATCAAGGGCGTCATCGTGTGTTTTACCGTCGCCTTGGAAAGATTCAAGTTCATTGAAGAACCATTCATTCCAATCGTCAGAAAGAACATCAAGATAACCAGCTTGAGCTATAGAAGCTAATGGTCTAAAACGAATTAATTTACTCTTTGTGCTTACTGGCTGTAACACACAGTGCCTGCCACGTTCTGCTAATTGCCTTTGTAATCCAGAAGCATAAGCCTTGCCTGCAGCACCGGGGTCAATTGGTAGAACGTAAGTAATACTCGCAGGATCACTTTCGTGCATATCAAATATCCACTGTTCAACTGTGTGGAACCTCTCGCGTATTCTTTCTGCACTTTCAACAGTGTATCTAGATTCCTTTGATTTACTCAAAAGAACTGTCGCACTATAGTCAGGGTCTTTGTTGACTTCATCAACGAGCGAACCTGCCATATCAAATCCGCGTACTTTACGAGTACCATAAGGTACATCAAATACTAATTTGCTCCAAGCTCTTTGATAAAACCCACTACTCTGCTCTCTGACCCATGCACCGTAGAGTAGCCTGCGGGACTCTACAGGAGGTAATGCCTTTAGAGTTGAAATATAGTCCTTGTTTTGTTCAAGACCACGGGGATTATCTATGACTGAGCCCGGAATATAGAGAAAACTCTTTACTGGACTATCTTCCCCACTGCCGTGTATTGTCTGAGCCTCTTTTAGAGTATCATAGAATACTATCCCATCTTTATCTTTTACAAAGTATCGTTCGTCGTAGTGATCTTTGCGCACAGGTACACGGTACTCATCAAGACTACTTTCTACGAATTGCATCAAGAAAGAATCTGGGTCTGGATTACACGTTGCGTGCGCTTGTAATTGGTATTTAACACGTGTTGAACGTAGTCGAGATAGTGCATAAAATACGTTCTCACCGTCTAACTGTTGACACTCATCGAAAGCTATCATTTGTATTCGCTATAATTCGTTAAATTATAACCGCCCAATGGACTGCTGTATATCCCTATACAAGATTAGACTATATCACGCTCCACAAGGAGCCTTCCTGTTTCGAGCCACTTAGCCCTACTCCCTTTCGGGATAGTCGTTGCACGTTCCTACTTAGTAGGCTTCGCTCAGGATTATCTGTTCTAGATTTCCCCTGAATTAAAGAAGTTATTCAATTTACATTACTGTAAAAGGCCGCAAACTTTACGGGAATACTCTCGACCTTGTAAATTCATACGGTCGGCTGGTTTATCAAGGTATGTAAATTGAATCTCTGCACCAGAAGAAAACACAATAGTTAAATCTCGCGTCTTAATCTTAATCTTTGGATCAATTTTTGAATATAATTCAATTGCAGCATCAAACAAGCTGCCACTTCCACTCAGTTGCTTAGTTGTCTTTCTTATAACGCAAGCGCGTGTACCGGCTTCACTAATAATTGGAAGCATACTGCCGAGTAAACAATAGCTTTTACCAGCGAAGGCTGCGCCTCCGTAGAGTGTCCACCATGCGCGACTATTTAAGAACTGGCTCTGTGGTTTTGATGCTGGACTAAATACAATATTACTATCCATTGTTCTCCTTTAGAATGTTATTTAATGCTTGAACTAAGTCGTTTTGAATATTGGTGTTGTAACACTCAGTAAATCCATTGTACTTATGATACTTTTTCATAGTCTTTGCATTAATTCTAAACTGCTTGAACTCATAATGCAATTTCTTTTCTATATGCATAGCAGCTAGACCAGTAATAACATCCATAAAGAACAATGTATCAACTACTGAGCCTTTTGGTAAACCATAACTACTGCTCCTAATGTCAATGTCCTTTGCATACCCTAGTTTTAACCAGCTAAATTCAGGCGATGTTATTTTCAACAAGTAGACTTTACTTGGCTTTGTATAATGAGTATTACCACAATCTGTACAAGTCCAGCTACCATCCCTAACATGACTCATACGAATATCTTTAGTATGACCACATTCCATTATGTAGTTTCTTTTAATATCAGGTCTATCCGTGGCAGCCCCATTGTAAGTGAGCCCTACAGCTTTAGCTTCGCTTTTATACTTATCAACAACACAATCTTGACATACAACAGCGCCTCTACCGACACAAGCAGCATTAACGTCACGCTTATGCCCACAAGAATTAAACATATAATGTCTAAAGACACCTTTACTGTGCAGTGCAGCACCAAGATAAGTCATTCCTATTTTCTCGGCATCAGTAAATAACTTCTCTTCGTAACAAGCTAAACAGGAGTGCCCGGATTCGTCGCCACTGTTACGTTTAATTCGTTTACCTACAGCCTGTACACGCAGTTTCAAAATATGCCCACAAGCCTCTCGTCTGTACAGGTGGTAATCGCTGTCATCGGCTAAAGATACAAATGTGAAACCTGACTTATCACCCCTTGTTGTATAATCAGAAGCTAAACATACCTTACACTTCACGTTATTTCTGCGAACATGAGTTGGTTGTAGGTCACAAATATGTCCACACTTTATAAATGCGTACTGTTTATAATTCGCATCCCCGTTAGTAGAAACCCCAAGAAGGAGTACACCTGCTTTTGAACCTTCCCTAAAATGCTTGTTCACTACAGAATCAGGGAGTAGCTTAGTAAATAAGTTACTTTGAGCCTTTAATCTTTTATAGTTGTTCATATTTTCCCTAATAAATATACCTCAATAAATAACAAGGAAATGAGCGAGGGAACTCACTTGTCGGATGCCTCCTATCCTGTTATAAAATTACTACTCGTCTTTTTGTGGCAGCATGTGAAGGGTAAAAGCTGGTTTATTCTCTTGTTGAATTTCTTCCGACTCTTCATCATCATAGCGGTAGTCATACAAATCTTTAACTAAATCCTTATACGTCTGAATAATCAATGCCGCACTACGTAGCTTACCATTTTCAGAGGCGTCCTTATTATCTAGAATATTAACTGCAGCCTGAATAGCCTTAGTTTGAATCGGCTTCAGCTTCCTAACAAGAGCCATTAGTTCACGCTGGCGATTCGACCTATTCGTGGGCTTCTCAGCATCAATTACTTTTCTGCGACCTTGGGGATTCCCCGACACACCTTTAACAAACGCCATTACACTCTCCGATATACAACAGATAAACACAAGATACACACGAGTTAACATTCTGTATTCTAGAATCTAGAACATACGCAATATACCCGATATACCCAAGTACAAATGAATAAAACGTCCGTAATAAAACACCCTAAGTACATAAGGTGCATTACTACGAACGCTAAAATAAGTGCCGGTTACGATTCCGGCGATTGCTTTTCGTACAACCCGCAGTTAAATACGCTTTAATTTGCAGAAGTACCGGAGAATACCTTGGCGGATAAAACACCGATAAAACCCTTAGCTTACTAAGCCAATGAACCTCGCTTAAAGATACGAGTGACGCCTGAGCTTTCACTCAAACCATGACGCCAACAGTCCCAAGGTGGACTCTTGTTACATTTGTGCTGAACTTGTAAATAAGTACAGAGCTATTGCAACACTATTCTTAATAGAGTGCGTGCAGGAATCGAACCCACATCTCAGCCTTATGACTGGTCTTACCTCATTAGATGAACGTACTCTTAACTTTGGTGCCCCGTGAATGAATCGAACACTCACACCATCCTTACAAAAGATGACCTCTACCATTAAGGATAACGGGGCTTATTCTGGCGAACCGAGTAGGAATCGAACCTACAACCTACGGATTTGGAGGCCGTTGCTCTGCCTAGTTGAGCTACCGGAACGTACTGGGTGCACATGCTGGGTTGACCAGCGATCTTTATGCTATGGGCATAACGAGATTACTTCTCCAATGTGCTGATATTCATTATACTACAGATTTAACCCAAGTACTATAGCCGCTACAATCCATGACCGAGTAGGCCCAGCCTAAAGGCCGTGTCCATAATCTTCGTAATCACTTCCATAATCACTTACAGTGCTATCTGAATCAAACACGGGCATTGTTCTACCCTTTGTCTTCATTAGATTTAACTCAAGTTCAACCTCTTCATCAAAGGCTTTATCCTGTGGTTGCTGTGCTTGACACATGTGACAGGTACTGGAACGATTATACGCAGTTAAGCGAAAGGTTGACCTACAGACGGTACATTGCATGTTATATGCCTCGGTTTATCGAACGGATAACTCCGGTTCTTTTGTTTGTTGTTCTTATTATTTTATGTAGCAATGGGTGATGCATTGCCCGGTATAGTTGCTAGTTACGGGTCTAGCCTTGCCGGATTTACATGTGTTTGAAAGGAATCAAAGTACACATGGAAAGACCACAAGCGATTAACCAAAGTGTCTTGTTCTTTGTACTTAGATTGTAGGTCAGTTAACAATCGCTTAATGATTGTTCTTGACTTAGGTTGTACTAAAGAGGACGCTTTGGTCTTATTCTGTTTATCTCATTGAGAACATAATACATTACTGCACAAAACAAGTCAAGTAAGGCAGATGTGCAAAGCGCAGATGACTAATATGACAGCTACGCACTCACTAGATAAACGTGCCAGCTATGCTGACACCAAGTATTTATTCAGCAACACTGTAGAATTAATCACTAATAACCTATGAAAGTGCTTAGCTGCGGTAATATCGTGAAAGCTCTGATGTACAGTGAACCCGCCTTGCTTGAACCTTACCTTGTACGAATAAACCTCAGTTGCATGTGGAATTAACTTAGCGTATCCACTTAGGTTATCCACTGCATCTTTGATCTGTGCGTACTCAGCCTTCGTTACAGCACCTAGGTTAAACCCACGGAGATTACTCTCGTTCAAATCCTTGAAGTACACCACGTACCCGTCTGGAAGTTCTTTACCGTGGATAATCTCCCACGCTAAGATCGAGGCTTTACGGTTGGTGTTCTTCCCTGTGTCTCTGAGCTTACACACTATACGATTGGAGTCATCAAGTGTTAACTCTCTTGTAGGGGCACCCGTAGAGGCGTCTATACGCCAGAATACGCCCATTTGGAGGTCATAGCCTATGTTGGGGTAGGCTGGGTTGAACAGAAGCTTTACGGGTGTTGTATCAGGTGGTGTGTCTTGCATGGCGTCCTTTGGGTGTACATGGGTGTATCTGTGGTATAAGATGAGTGTAACATGTTTATTTTCTATAGCAACTGTTAAACATTGAAAAGTACGATAGAATATATCTTTAACTCAAAGGAAACGTATGAAATACCTAATGGAATATACAGAAGACCACTCAAACACTGTTCGCTTCCGCGTTGTAGAGGGTAGGCCAACTGCAACTTGGCGTGAATTGCAAGAGCAACACGACCCTACGTATCTTGTGAGTTGTATTAAATTTTACCATATGGGTGATAAACTAGAGTACAAGCAAGGAGAGTAGATGAGTACAGAACTTATGAAACAAGTCCAGAAGTTAAGCAATCTAGACTCTACATCTAGAGAGTACCAAGTGATGTTAGCAACTATCAAAGCTAACACAAGTGCTCTACTTGGTGAGACTAGCAACAAGGTATACCCAGATAGTTCAGAAGTAGAGCAAACAATTATTGAAGCTATGATTGACTGTAAAAATCCAGAAGTAGAAATGCATGACTATTTTAAAGAATACGAGGATTTTCTTGATAGTACAGTCTATAAAACAGTTATTCAAGCAAACGTGCGCTTGCACTTCAAGGACTACTGCACAAAACGATATATGAACTTTGTGTACTCTAAAATGCTAGCAAGAGTTGTAACACTAAGGAAGCTACGTACTGCTCTTGAAATATTCCAGTACATAATTTCACTGCAAGGAACTATTGAGGAACTTCAAGTTGAACTGAAAGAGGCATCAAAGTACCCGAGTAGACTGCTCGGTGAGAATGCAAAGCTAAAGAATGAGCTTGATGAGATATTTAACGTGTACACATCAGATGACGATGAGATTGACAAGTACATGAAGTACAAGAAGCTAAAAGCAGACGGCTGTACAGATAGTGAAATCGCACGAATCTTAGTAATGTCAAGAACAACTTTACTAAAGCTGATCAGTGGCTATCAGTAGGCGTGTACAGCTTTTTGTACAGATGTAAGTTAAAAACACGTGTTTGTCTATAGACTGATGTACACTTCTTAATAAATCCAACAATCAACCAAAGGACCAAATGATACAAGCTAAACGAAACCAATTACATAACGTAAACAATTCAGCACAAGGTAAAACCAAACGTGTACTCACTGTATGTTCAGCTTCTTTATTACGTTCACCTTCAGTAGCTAACTACATGCACATCACCTATGGTTACAACACACGTTCATGTGGTACATCCAAAGAGTACGCTCTAGTACCCATCAGTGAAGCATTGATTACATGGGCCGATATGATTGTGTTTGTGAACGCAGAGAACTACCAGCAGTTAGACCAAGAAGAGAAGGACTGTATTGCTGAGATTGGTACTGAAGTGCTTATTCTTGATCTTGAGGATGTACACAACTGGAACAGTCCAGAGTTGATGAGTAGTATTGCTTATCAGCTTAAACACAAGTACAAGGATATTACTGAAGATGCAAGTACAGATGCAGAGTAGTTCTTAGGTGTAATGTGCAAAGAACCTACAAAGTAGATAGCAACGCACAATGAACTAAGGTGAACATGTGTTGTCGCTTCGCTATAGCTTGACTATGATATATAATTAATAAGAACTAATAAGAACGAAGTTCAACTAAGTAAGTGCTTTTGCATGTGCTAAGGGTAGTTCTTGTTTTTGTTCTTTATTTCTTTATTGTTCTGGTTGAACTTTAGCTATACTGTACGTAGCTCAGTGCGATGAAAGTAAAGTAAACTAGTACAAATGCACGGAGAACGTACAATAATATGTTATACTCTGTTCTAGTAGATTCAGTATAACTACTGCCAAGATCAGTTCTTGCATTGGTTAAAGACTGAGCTATAATGAAGTCTCTTACTTAACTTTAAAGGAATCAAATATGACAAACAAGAAATCAATTCAGGTATATAGCCTAGCAGAAGCACTCAAAGCAGCACAAGATGGTGCTCTAGAAGGCTACTCCGTTGACCTAGAGAGTAACGAAGGATACCCTCAACAATTCGGTAGTATGATTGTGTTCTCTTTGGTTAAAGGTACTGTAGTGCAAGAAGCTACAAATGTAGTAGAAGTTGCCACAGAGTACGTTACTAGTGAGGCTACTGAGGTTACATCTGACGTTACCATAGAGAGCGTACCAGAGAAGAAACCCCGAGCTAAGACTCAAAAATAATCAATGCTCACTTGGGTTGTACTTAGGTACAGCCCTTTTCTTAACTTCTATATTCAAGGAGATATATGCACCGTAATCAACCAGCTAAACCAAATCGTTCTAAAGCTCGTGCTCCAACCCGTGCTGATAAAGCGAACGAAGGTCAAGGTCGTGTAATCAAGGAGAAGTTCCTAGAGGAACGCAAAGAGAGTATCAGGGCTAAACCCTTGGTTGCTATGTCCAAGAAGCAACAGACTTATATTGATCTATTGAAGGATAAATCCGTAGTTATTGCTACAGGTTTTGCAGGTGCCTCGAAGACTTATATTCCTACAGTAATGGCTGCTGATCTATTCAAGATTGGACAAATCCAGAAGATTATTATTACTCGTCCAGCTATCTCTAGCTCTCAATCCTTGGGTTTCTTCAAGGGTACAGAGATTGAAAAGATGAGTGTTTGGTTGAACTCAGTTATTCCTATCTTTAAAGACCGATTGGGTATGGCAGCTTTTGAATTGGCACTGAGTACTAAGGATATTGAGTTCGTTCCTTTGGAAGTAATCAAAGGTATGAGTATTAATGATGCTTGGGTACTTGTAGAAGAAGCCTCTGATTTAACCAAGGATGAAGTAATCAAGATGGTTACACGCATGGGTAAGAACAGTAAGCTAGTGCTCTCTGGTGATATTCGACAGGCTGAACTAAAGGAAGCATCTGGATTAGCTTGGGTTGCTAGCTTCGTACAACGGCACAGCCTAACAGATAACTTCGGTTTCGTGGACTTTAATGAAGTGAGTGATATTGTACGTTCAGAGGCAGTTAAGCAATTTATTGTTGCTCTTGTACGTGATGAAAAAGCAGTAGCTAAGATTAGCTAAGATTAACTGATATTGATAAGAGAGTACCCATGAAACTAAAATGGACAATTGAAATTACACAACTAAAGACTGGTTCATGTACTAATGATGAAGTCCAGTGCTCATTTGCACAAGCGCAAGATGCTTTCTTCCAGTCTTTGAATATTGATGATATTGAGTTCAAGGTTATTAAAGATACTACAGTAAAGTTTGAACCTAAACAATTGAAAGGAAACTGATGAAATATACTAAACCTAAGAAATCCACTCCTTTGAAATATCAAGGTACTTCCAAATATCCCCTGAAGAAATATCACAGCACTGTATCAGAGGATGAATACACAGAAGAAGAATCACAAGAATATCTAGGGTACTCCGAACGCTCTAGTATCAGTACATGCGTTACTATTCCGATTGATACTTACTTCAAGAGTCCTAGTTACTACCGACATGTAGTCAGTCGTATTGTTAATACACAAGAGAATGACGTAATTGAATTCGAGATTCATTCAGGTGGTGGACAGTACAATGGATTAAGTGCTTTACTGAGTGCGTTGCTACGTACAGAGGCTACTTCAGTTGCTTATCTTAATGGAGAATGTCACTCAGCAGCTAGTATGTTGGCATTGAGTTGTGATTCAGTTCAAGTGTCACCGTTCTGTACTATGTTGTGTCACTTTGCTAGCTTCGGTCATGCTGGTAAAGGCAGTGATGTAATGAGCGCTGTGAATCATACTTATAATAACAGTGTAGAAATCTTCCGAGAGGTTTATAGTGGATTCTTGACTGAGGATGAACTAGACAAGTGCATTGATGGGAAGGAATACTGGTTCGATGCTGAAGAGATTATGCAAAGACTACAAGCACGAGAGGATATGATTAATTCAGTAGAAGAATCAGAGGGGGCTACTGAGGATGTAACTGAAGTTTCTACTGATGACTTCGAGTACGATCAGGATGAATGGACTGGTGATGACGATGCAGTACAAGAGGTTGTACCTTTGGAAACACTTACAGTTAAACCAAAGCGCACTAGTAAGAAGTAAAGTTATCAATTATAAATAAATTAGACCCTCGGAGCAATCCTTGGGTCTTTTCTTTCGTCTATAGAAAATATCACTACAGCATCAATTCTAATTTTATAAAATTCAGAAGCAGCACATACGAGCTACGTGTGTTATTACCTCTTGGTAAATATCTGTACCTGTGTGCGTTGTAATGTGCGTATACAACATTGAATGTCACCTTCGTTACTACTTGCGTTTAAACGGGCTATGCTGTGTTAATCTTCTGTGGGCTACATTGGTACTCAGCGTGGGTTTAAAGCGGTTGTAGGCACGTTAGATGACCTTTAAATGGTACTGAGGAATGAGGTAGATAAGAACAAGGGTAGAATCTGTTGTTTTACTGTTGATGTTATGTTGATAGTGCATAGATTGCTTACTGCTGGCTGGCACGGGTGCTTAATAGACCCCCGCCCACCCCGTTTCCATCCCCGCTAGTAACTGGAAATATCATCGACCGTCTTTTCCGTCGTTTTCCTGCCGTCCTATCGTGCTCATATTCGGGTTTAACTTGGGTTATTGTGCGTTGTAAGGTGCATTAAACCTGAACTAAACCCGCATTAAACCCGCATTTATCGTCGGTTTGACCGTGCATTGTCCTATGCTATGACGTGGAAAAGCCCCAATAAAGGGGCTGTTGTAATGTGGGGTAAAACCTAGGGTTCTATTTTGCTCTGCCGTATAGATACACCTGCATCATATACAGCGCTATCATCACAAGACAACACAAGGTATAGCCTGCCATTGGCACGCCGATGATATATGCAATGATCATGCGGTTCCTTTCATGTTAGTAACCAATGGCTTACCCGTATCACCTGCGCTATTCCCTACACTCATGCGACTGCGACCATGCGCAACAATCGCAATACTCTTGCGCTGTACCGTCCGAACCTCCCCATTGTCCCTGACCATGCTACTGCCGTCACATAGGCCACATGATGCACAAGTAACATCAGGCCGATTCGCTTCGGTACTCGCTGGACATAGTACCTCAGATCTAAGCAAAGCTGCTCGGCCTTGCTCCTTCCACGTTGCAACAGGTATAACCCTGAAGGTGCGTTTACCGTTCAACTGCAAACCCTGTGCTTGTCGCTTACTATCTGCCGATACCATAAAACGATTGTAATCAACGTTCGCATTCTTCACTCCTGATTGATGCGTGTACGCAGTATGCCCGCTAGCCTCTGCCAGTAACTCACGCCATACGCTAGCGGGTACAGCAGCCGGATCCCCATAGCTGCCGACGCGGATCATCCTACCGCGTCCCAACGCCCGTAGATCCTCACGTCCTACTGTAGCATAAGACCCGCGTTTGTATGCGTTATATACCGCCGTTGGTGCTTGATGCAATGAAACATAACATGACCGGCCTACGCTCCACCCTGTAACCTTCTGGGGATCTACCGTCCCCCTATGTGGGCATGATCCGCAGATTGAATAATCGTTACCTGTACGGCTTGCCTCGATAGGTGACTGCCCGTTATCCGCCAGTATCCAGCTTTGCACCATACTGCCGGTTTTAGCATTGCTTGACCCGCCAGTTAACCCAGTGAGAATCACGACGATAGGGGAACCGTCGATTAAACTAGGTCCACGATAGATAATTGAATTTTGTTGCTTCATACTTGCACCAATAAAAATGATAACTGACTAGATCAAATGATCACAAGCTCCGGTGTTTAAGCGCATATCCTCCATCAATATCCGGAACTCCATTGCGCGTGCCATGCGCGAAGTCCGTACCATTAGGCCACAGCAAAGCCCCTAGCGTATAAACCAAGTGAAAGCCCATATCCATACCACAGCCACCCACAATCAACCCGCCTTTGTCTGATTGCTTGTAACCAGTGATAACGCTAGCCCAGTGGTCGATACTGCGCATCTCTTGACCGTCCACAATGTAGAGGCTGATCCGGCGACTCATACCATTTGATGAAACACTCCGCACTAATGTATTAATAACACTATTGGGTTTAATCAACGTCATCAAATCATCCTTTGCTTGTTGCAAATACAATTCTTTACCTACTTTAACTGTCAGGCGCTTATCCATTGAATGAAACTCAGGGTGTGACGTAGTGAAAACGAAACCCGAAGCCGTTTGCATGTAAACAGTTTTTGCCATGATATAAAATCCTAAGTTGATATTCTGGAAAACCCAGACAAATAACCCCTAGAAGGTCAAGGGTTATCAATCTATGCTCTTACTCGTCCTGATCTTGATAAAGCATCAATTCAAGCTCTGCCGTATCGCTTGCGTCTTGCAAAGTCTCGGCTATGTATCGCTTATCTAACATGGGTTTTCCTGATTGGTAGTATTCTACCCGATAGAAACCTTCATATTCGTTCAATGAGATTTTAGCACTGTGCCCACTTGACCTGTGGATTGTCTTGATTAATTTCATGATCTATTCTACCTTATGATGCATTAGAACTGGCGTTTTTGTTCGCGCAGTTGCTTACGTTCTTTACTGGGTTTGCCTTGTTTCTTTTCGTCGTATTTCATTTTGAACCTTTATTTTACTCTTACTTCGCGCCATTATCCTTGGCCCATTTACGGACTAATTTATTCCGCGTAGTGTCCGATAGTTTACCGAACTTGCCACCTTGATAGCGTACTGCGTCAACACCGGCGCGAGTCTTACCAAGCCACTGCCCACGCCCAGCGTCACTGGCACCTGCCCATTGAAACCACTGGCCGGGTTTAAGTGCATCGAAACACAAGTTAGAATAAATGATAACGGTTTTTGTGTATTTGGACATAATAAGCATTCAATACTATTGGGCAAAATCGCCCGGTAAACCCTTGATTAATTCTGAGGGTTTACCGTGTAATTCTACCTGAATTATCCCATGTAATGTGAGATCATAGGGAGAATACCGAACCAG